AGCGTGTTCTGCGCGTCAATTACGTCACCCATGCGCCCGCCAACAATGCCGCCGCCAAGCGCACCAATTGGACCGCCCAGCAAGCCGCCAAGCACGGAGCCGCTTAAATCACCAAGGGTTGCCGCGCCGCTGCGCCCGCCCGCAAGACTGCCCGCAACATTGCCAAACAAGCCCGCGCCTGGGATACCGCTGAGTCTTCCCAACGTGCTGCCAAGGCCCGCTGCTAGAGCACCGCGATTTATCGGATTGACGCCAAGCACGCCGCCCGTCAACATCGGAATATTGGTGCTGTATTGAGTGGTGCCAAAACCGTCAGTCACCCCGCCCGGTGGACCTGATGGCGGGGGCGTTTCGCCGTCGTTAGGCGTTTGCACCACCATGCCGGGTTGGCGCATCGGTTGCACAACGGGATCAGCCGCGACAGGCGCAAGCGGTTCAACCACGGGTTGCGTTACCGCTGGCTGATCGCCAAAGCGCGGAAAGACAAACGTGTTGCCATCAAAATATCCCATCGGTCGGCCAAACTGGTTGACCGGAAAAACCTTGCCCGTCGAGTCTGTGTATGTCTCAGCCATCAGCCCACCAGTACCACCTTGAATGTTCGATCTGTTTGCGAGTTATTTGCGTGCGTGATTGCCACGCTTCCATTTACCCGACCTGACTGCCCAACGTAGATCGTGCCTGCGCCAAGTTCAGCCGATGCGTTCGCTGTCGTTGGCATAAAAAGCAAGACCGTGTTCACGCCGATGCGTGTGTCTGTCACCGTAGTCGATGCCGCGCTAACCGTTAGCGTCACGTCCAGCACGTTGTTTGTGCGCCCCAGCATCATCTCGTTGAGAGATGTCGAAATCTGCCGCCGGTGAAAGTTGCCGTCAGGGTTGTCCAGTGGCGGCGATGGAAACTCAGAAACGGTCACGCCGCACCGTCTGCCACGACTTCGGCGTCAACGCCTTGGGCGTGCGACCATGTGCCGCCCGCAGCCACATTTACCTGCGCGCGCGCATAGCGCGTGCTGACCGTGAAGTGCGCCTGCCCGTCTGCGTCGATGCTGTTCTCGCTGGTTTCCGTTACGCTGTCGCCAGGAGCTGCGCGGTGCTTGAGCTTGACGGTCACCGTGCCGCCATCGACATAAGGTCGGATAGCATTGACATAGATGCGATTGCTGCCGCCAATCTCTTGCGTTTCAAGCTGTGCCGCAAGGCTTGGCCCTGTAAATCGACACAGCTTCTTATCAGCATTAAAGCCGTTTAAGCTGGTCAACCCGCCAATCCATGAAGCACTGTCGAAGCTGACATCGATGGAGTCTACAGTGCCGAAGGCGTCCAGGCCTTCCAGCGTCACCTCGGTGCTTAGATTACGAAACATATATTCTTGATTGACTTCAGCGGTGCTCCAACGGTCTACAGCCCAGTTATATATAATGACCTTGTTGGGCTGGCCGTCGCTGCTGCCAAATGAGGGATAAGCCCAATACACCATTTTCTGCGTGGGGTCGGCAGCGCCATAAACGCGGTCGATGTAATTTTGGTCGAGGTCATTAAGAAAGAAGCGGTCAACCTTTTGATCGCCAATGCTTTGCGAGCCTGCGCCCGTAAATGACCAAAAGCCTTCCTCCCCAAGGTAGAAGGCAAAGGGTCCGACATTGACCACGCTGTTACGCGCAAACGGGCCACGGTCGCGCTCAATCTCTGTGATGTTAAAAACAGTCGGCGGGCCAACAAACGAAAGTCGATAGATGGCACTGCGACACATAACCACGCCATCCATGCCGCCGACCGCGCCCAGGATCGCCATGACCTCACCGCCGACCGGCAAATCTTGAAAGTCTGATTGCACTGCCGCCGCTGCCGATGTTCCTGGCGTTGGGAAGCTGGTCGGGTCATTAATCGCAGACCAGTTGATGCGGTTGGGATGCACCGTAGCGTCTTGCTTGATGTTACCCATCATTACAAAGTCTTTCACCACAGCGATAGACTTTGGCTTGATGTCATAGCTGACGCCGGTATTGAAGTTTGTCGCCGTCATGCCAACGGGCGAGCTGTCTGTTACCGTCACCGTTGTTTCGCCGCGCACGCCTGCCGTGGCTTGCGTGACCGTCACCACATTTGACGCAACCGATGCTGAAAATTTAGCGTTTGCGTCAATTTGATCTTTTAAGTTTGTTGCCGTTTGGTCGTTAGACGTTGCGGCAACAAAAGTGCCGCTGCCGGGGGATGATCCGACTGTGAAATCGTGCGTCGTTTGGTCGGTAGCTACAAGCCGCACTTTCTCGCCGTTGGCTAAATCTCCAAAAGAACTAATTGTAATTTGGCATGTCGCCTGCGCGGCTAACAGATCGTCAAACGTGCTCGACGTGCCCATCACAAAAGACTGCGGCGGGTCTGTATGACCTGACACAGAAATCACGCGGTTGCCAAAGTTTACGAAGTTGACAACATCGTTGCCGCTGACCGTGTAACTGGCAGACGCCCGCGATACGTTGCCGAAGGTCATGCCGCTCAGCTTGAATAAGTCTTGGCTGTCGGCGGCAAACGTGTGGACCGTGCCATCGGTCTGTTTGAATGAAGCTGCGCCCATTGGCCGGTTGGTTAGCGCATTGCTGACCACGGCTTGCGCTGGGAAAGGCGCATAGGTCGCCGCCGTCTTTGGCAGCACGTTGGTCGCCACGGTCGAGCCTGGATTGCCTAGGTCGGCTTGGTCAGGAAGAAACGGGCCGAAGCTAAACATCAAAAGCCCCGGCTAATGTCAAAGCGTCTGGATTGTGTAAGCGCGGAGTCCACCGCCAAACGCGCTTGGCCGCGTGTGCGGTTGTCCAACGTGTTCAGCTCTTGCACCACGCCGTCCAAGAGATTCAAATTCGACTGCACGCTCTGCGGGTCTTTGGCCCGCATGTAGAACGCGGCCAGCGTGGCATAGATGTAAGCGTCTGGCGCGTTGGTCAGCAGCGAATTTGTGTCGTCAGTCGCCAGATCAAACTTTTTATAAAAGCGGTGGGTGAACGTATAGTTCTGATCAGCTTCGCGCTCAAACTGTATGACGCTGCCGATAGCATAATAGTAAGGCCGACCGCTGCCGGTCGTTGCAGTTTCTTGCAACGCGAATAATGATTGTTGCGTCGGCTGATAGTTGTCGCTGGTGAAGAATAGATCGATATGCTCAAGAAAGCCGGTCGGCAAACTGGCTGAGCTGTTACCCGTTGAAAGCGTAACAGACGCGCTGGTTTCTTGAGAGAACAATCGCAGCTTGCGGTTTAGGCGTGCCTCGCCGCGTGTGATGTAGTCATCCCACGTTATGTCTGACCGGCTTGTCTCCGTTTCAAGAGCGGTCTTCAGCTCAGCCAGGGTCGAGATGCTCATTATTCATACGCCTCATTAACGTCGGGCGTGCTGGGATCGTCAGCAACAAACTTGCCGCCTTTACGCGCACGTTTCTTCGGCGCTGCCTTCTTAGCCGTGGCTTTCTTAGCCGCAGGCTTCTTCGCACTCACCGCCGCGCTGGGGCTGTCAGAATAGCCAGACTTTGGCATGTCGTCGGCGTCAAACAATTCCTGTTCGCCGGTGCCGTCTTTATAAAGAAATACTTTTGGCATGTTGATCTCCAAGGTTTGGGAGCCGCCTTGCGACGGCCCCCGTTAGCCTTAGTTCATGTGGATTCTGCAAGCCAATTCTGGGCGAATTGTCTTAAAGCCATACAGAACATCGAGACGGGTGATGAACGTATCGGCAGAGATTGAGTAGTCTCTGATGATTCGCATCGAAATGCCGTCCATTGTCTCTCGCGCCGCAAAGTCCACACCGTCTGGCAGAACAAGGTCGGCGGTCGCAAAGCAGAACGCATCCTTATGATACGCCATGCTGGTGGTGAGCGTCTGACTTGCGGCGATTGCCGTCGCGTCATCCGACTCACGCTTGCGCAGCGGAGCATTGTTTGCTGGCATGGCCGACACATTCTGCAATGCGCCCGAAGACCGCAGAGCCGGTGAGAACGCAATGCTGGTTGCGCTGGTTCCCACGTCAGCCGTGACAACAAACTTTTGAAGCACGCCCGTATCGGCCTTGGTCTCAGGATGCACGCGGTTGACACTATCAAAGGTGAAGATGTCACCCTTTTTGAAAGTGCCTGCACCAGTGTCCACCGTGATGCTGGTGCTGCCTTCAGCGATGGTGCCGCTGTCGTTGACCAGATAATCGCCGGTGCCGTCGTCGGTGCCGCCCAGGTGGCTAGGCATCAGTGAGGTTTCCATGATTTCAGAAAAACCAAACGTATTCGATGCCACACGGCCTTCGCGATAGTTCTCGCCAAGGTTATCCTGATGATTAAACAAGCCCGACAGGTCAGTGACCAAATCGACGTTGTCTTGCGTATTCAAAAGCAAAGTACGCTGATCATACGGTGCCAAGTTGTCGGTCAGACGCTTGGAAGCGTTAAGGACGTCACCCTTGACAATTGACGCGCCACTGTCAGTCACATGGTCAGGAATATCCTTGTACATGCTGAGCGCATCAGATTCGATGTTAGCAGCGAGCACCGCCATTGACGGGTTCAGAATCCGCTCGCTAAAATCATCAAGGTCAAGTGTGAGGTCGTCACTGGTGAAGGTCGTATCGACGCCCTTCTGCGTCTGGACGGCCAAGCTCACGCTTTGCTCGGTTACGTCCTGGGAGCTTAAAGCAGCGCCTGTCCGAACCGTGTACTGGTTGGGAAGACGGATGCTCAGCGTGTCGCCAATTTTTGCGCCTGATTGCGCAAAGCGGTCATCGTAAGCACGGTTGATGCTGCCGATGAATGCCAATTTTTGATGGAGAACGCGAAGTGCTTCACGAGTCACCATCGTTGGCGTGAGAAGTGTATTCGCCATGATAAATGGTTCCTTGCAGGGTTAAGCGGATTTTTTCCGCAGTTGCTGGTTTCTCCATTTCTGCCACTCGCGCATACTCATCTTATCGGGGTCTTTTGCACGAGGAGCTGACTTGCCCTTGACCTTGACCGCAGCCTGCGGTGCCGGTTTTGGATTAGCCGCTTTTTGCGCGGCCATCAGCTCATCGTACCGTCGAGCCTTGTCGATAAGTTTGACATGCACGGGGTCAGAAATGTTTTGAACAGCCTGCTCAGGCAAACCTTGGCTGATGCCGTAAGTTGCAATTTGTTGAGCAAGCTGAGGAGACCAACCATCGATTTCCGTTTGAAGCACCCGCTGGCCTTCCTCGATTGCTTGGGCGTGCTGCTGACGCCGACTTTCGAGAGCCTTGGAATGATTTTCATTGAGTCGTTGGATAGCCTGCTGACGACTGCCTTCCAGATCACGTTTCTGCCGATCCAGATTAACGGCTGTCGCCATGTCACTTTGGTACAGTTCATCCCAGTTTAAAGCGTTGTACTGCTCTAGTTGCTTGTCAATGGCCTGTACCGCCGCCACGTCTTGCACAGTCAATTGCTGCATTTCAGCTTCTTGCTGTAGCTGTGCGGCTTGCGCTTCGACTTGCCTTCTCTGGTCGGCAAGCGTCTGCGTCTTGGTCGTATAGTCTTTTTGACGCATAAGCGCGTCTTTGAGTGCTTCGGGCACTTCGTACTCTTGCCCGTCGTACTCCACGGCAACAAACGCCGGTAACTCTGCGTCTGCGCCAGCCTCAACCTCAACGGCTTCGGCTTCGTTGTCTGACACTTCCTCGACCGGTTGCGTGCCCTCCACCTCTACGGCTTCGGGTGCTGGGTCTGCGGTTTCTAAAGCAAGTTCCGGTGACGGATTGTTTGCTTCGTCTGACATTTAAAAATCTCCTAAATCAAGTTATTGGGTTGAAAGTCCTCCATCATCGCCACGTTGGGCGCGTCTTTTTGCACCTTCGCCAAGCCTTCCATGCGGTCAGTCTCGGCGCGGTATTTATCGACAACCACTTTCTGCGCATCGAGTGCGACCTTGTTGGCGTCGATCTGGTTTTTCTGTTGCAACACAGAGCGGTCGGCCTGTAGCTGCTGAATAATCGAAGCGGCTTCGGCAAGCTGCGCCTTCATTTGCTGCTTTTCTGGATCAGCGCCTTGTAACGCGCCAGGAAGCAATTTCTGTAAACGCTCTGCCATTTCTTCCGCACCCGGCCAATCCAAGTTTTTAGCAATGAGATCTCCTATCACTGGCGCGGCCTGCGGGAACTGCTGGACCAACAGCATCATTTGCTCCGCAGCTTCAGCGCGTTGCGTGGTAAAGCTAGGACCGACCTTCACGGTCACGTCATACTTGCCCGTCGTCAGGTCGTAGATGCGCGGCTCTGGGTCGCCTTCCATCTGCGTCATCTGATTAACCGGCACGTTGCTGGCTTGGTTGTCTTCGCCCAGCACGCGCAGCACACGGGCCTCGGTGTAGACGCTTGGAATCAAGTCAACAATAATGCGGCCTGCGTGCCGTATGGCGCGGCTCAGATTGTCAATAAAATGGTAGGTGCCGACATCGCCCTCTTTCTGACGCATTGCCAACGCCTTGCCGCTGACCTCGTTTGACATATTGCCAATGCTGGCGTCGAACATGCCGATGGTGTGCTTGATGTCTTCGCTGGCGCTTAAACTTTCCTGCAGCACGCCTGCCGGTGGACCGGCAAACGGTTGACGCTGTGGCGGCACGCCGCCGTCGTATTCAATAAAAGCGTGATTGACGCTTGCGGCCGTTTGCCACTTGTTACTATCGGTATTGAACGCGCCGACCGGGCCAATAAACGGAGCCTTTGGTGCCAGGGCAACCAGCTCTGTTGCTGCCGTGCGCCAATAATTGTACATCATCTGGCTGTCTTTGGCGAAGTGGATCAGGCTGTGAAAATGCCGCTCCTCGCCCATAACCACTTCTTCGCCATAGACCGGCACGATGGGAATATATCGACCGGCCCACTCAATTTCTGACAGGATTTCACTGCCGGTCACAACCTTTTGCGTAACCTTGTGGCTGCGTGTCAGCCGTGACTGCACGGGCAATATGCCCGCCACTTGCAACAGGTCGCGTTGCTCATCAAAAACATCGGCGTCTAAAATCTGACCGTCGCTTAACAGGACGATCTCGCGCTGCACTTCTTCGCGTGTCCAGTATTCGGCCACGCGCACCGTTTCGTCAGTATACCAGAGCGTGTCACGCATGTCGTAGGTCATGCTCTCAAAGTTGACCTTGTCGGCGTCGGGATACATATCCTCAAACTCGTCATGGGTCAGCATTTCGGTAACAAAACACATATTCCAATCAGAGCTATCCACCGCCGTTGAGCGCGGGTCACGATAAACGCAGAACGGGTTCATTATGCGGTCGATCTTAATGTCGCGCTCAAAGCCGTCATCGCGTGCAAAGTCAACGTCAACGCGGAAGTACCCAAAGCCCATGCTAACTGCATCATCGATGGCGTTGGTGTAGGCGACATCGGCGTTGCTGCTGGTTTCGATCTGCTTGATCAAACCGTTCAGCACCTTCGCCGTCTCAACATCCGCATTGTTATCAACGGGGTGGCACTTAATCGCTGGCTTATTCATACGCGCATCGTTGACAATCTGGCGTATAAACGTCGGCATTCTATTAACCGTCAGGCACGGTCTGCGGTCACGCTCACGTTGCCGCTTTACTTCTTCGGGCCATTGCGTGCCCATGCGTGCAAACTCAAGATCGTCCATCGCCTGATGGCGATTGTCGGCCTCTGCTTCTTCGCACATCTTGAAGGCTTCGCGAATGTCGCGAAGTTCATCGTCTTGCATTGCCATGTAAAAACTTTCAGATAGCGCCGTCTGGCGTTGTCGCGTTGTATAAGCGTTGGCCTAGCAGGCCACGCATGGGAAAGCTGGTGCGCCTGCGCGGGGTGCGGCTTAAAAGGCTACGTTGGTCGATGTTGCCGCTGCGGTCTTGAAGCAGTCCCGGCAGTGCGGCGGTTGCGGGGTTTGCCGCTAACAAATCTGCACTGTCGGCTTTGGCAGGGTCGAATTTGGCGGTTGTGCGCCGTATGTTTTCAGCGCCTAAAACCATAAAAACATCTGTTGGCTTACCCTTGCCTTCATAGGTATCACGCACGTTTTTGATAACTACGCCGTCACGTCCTAATCGTGAGGCGAGAGCCGCTAGTTGGTCACTGTTCACCTTGCCATTCATTATGGCCGCATACTTTTTGACCTGACGTGCAACCGTTTCTTTGTCAGGGCTATCAGCAAATTGTTTAATAATTTTATCGGCATCAATGCCATCGTAAGTTGCGCCCTTGGCATCAATTACAAGGGGGTTTTCTTGCTTAATAAATGCTTTAATAACTTCTGGTTCAGCATTTTGATAATCAAACGCCCGCCGATCATCTGCATATGTCGCCGCCGTTGGCCTATCTTTAGAAAAGAAATATGGGCCGCGTTGCGGCTTTTTCAGCAATAATTCACTAGGCGTTGCAAATCCCATTTCGTTAATGGGCCTTACGTCAGGAGTGCCGTGATAAACAGGGTTATCAACATCAAACCCCATGTCTTGCGCCCGTTGCATACGGCTGGCGGTGTCATCAAGTAATCCAGGCAGTGCGGCGGTTTGGCCTTTGTTTGCGCCTAGTTCGATGCCATCATCATAATAACTTAAAACTTCATCTATGCGTTTATCAAAGCTCTCTCTGCTTACCTGCCCGAATTTAGGCTTGCCGCCTTTTGGAACATAATCTGGGAGCTGTGCCGCAGATTCAAATGCCCTGTTAATCCCGGTGCTGTGATCCGATAACCTAATTTCAATACTACGTTTATTCGGATGCGTCAGCGTGAGATAGTTTGACTTGCCAGCTTGATTTTGACTGAAACTTAGACCTAACTCCGCATCAGGCGCTTTTTCTCTTATCTTTTTGACTAAATATTTCGTGCTTGGCAGAGCGGCTTCTAACTTATCATCAGTTAAAGGCACTAAATGTTGCGGCAATCGAGAGGATGCGCTAGGCTTCGCTTTCGGGGGCTGGTTGTCATCTGGCGAGTCATTAATGCCCTTCAAGCTACGGTTTGTTGGATTTAATGGCCGAGCATGAGCCGCTCCCGAACCTTTTCCCCGCCCACTAAAAGCACCAAGCACCGCGCCTTCTGGAACCGCGCCCGTCGCCGCCCCCAACAAGCCGCCGACAAGCGGGGCGTCTAACATCGTCTGCGTCATCACGTTGGGATCGACCGGCATGCGGCCCATTAGCATCGCGCCGGTCTGTGCCATGCCCATCATCGGATCATACAGCAGGCCGGGCATAGCCAGCTCTAAAGCCTGCTCTTCCGTTATATCGTCGCCAGGATCAGTATATGTGCGGCGTGCTACGGGCAGCAGCATGGCCCGCTGCACTGCCGGGTCGGCAAGCAGGCCGCGTGGTAGTTGCTCTGCCATTACTTTTTCTTGATCTTTGGCGCACCCTTATGCGCTTCACCGAAAGTCATGCCGCCGCGCACCTTCTTCTCAATCTGTTTCAGCACACGGGGGGTGTGATGCTTGCTGTGCCGGTCCAGCGCCTTTTTCTGCCGCTTGGTCAAGGTCATGCCATCCAGCTCCCGCTCAACGCGTTTGGTCGGCTGTAATATGTGTCTTCAATCTGTGGTGCCGCCTGCCGTATCGAAACCGCCAGGGTGCGCATACAGTCGGCGTCATGGCTCGACCAATCGTGGGCAGGACGTGACCTGAATATCAGGTTCTTAGGATCGTACACCCGGTGGTAATACCGCAGGCTCTCCAACAACCGCTTGCACTTGTCACGATCAATAAAACACTTAGGCAGCGTCATCTTGACCGCGTTGATGCCCTCTTCCAGCGGCAGCTTGGGCGCGGCGCGGAAATTGATTCCAAGGCTCAAGGCCGTTTCCTGGCGGGTCTTGCCGGTGCCTAACTCACGCTGCGTAATGTCATGCGGCGCATAATGAGCCTCGTAGACATAACCATGCTGCTGCGCTTTCTGATCCAACAAGTCTGCATAATAAGGCAGACCCTCGCCGGTCATGCTGACATGATCGATAATGCTGATACTGCGGTTGCCATGCGCCATCTGCGCCCAGATGATGCTGGTGCTGTCATTAATGCCCAAGTCCCAAAAGGTCTGCACCTTAAACGCCGGGTCATGGGGGATACGACCAATCTGGTTGTGTTCCTCCATGCTTTGAAGCTCTTTACTGTAAACGGCACCAGGGACATTGCTTTCAAAACTGCACTCAAATTCAGCTTCATATATGCCTTCTGGCATGGTGCTTTTTGCCGCCTGTAGCTCTTCTGCTGGCAAAATGCCGGTTTCAGACGCCTTGTAGACCGCACAGTGCCAATCAGGGTCCTCCTTGGCGTGGCTGTAATAATCGTAAAGCGTATTGTGGCCCATCGGGGTGCCCACAAATATGCAATACGTCTGCTCGCCTTCAAGGCCGTTACGGTCGGCCAGGGCGGGGCGTACGATCTCAGGAAAGATCGTGTTGTCCATCAAACCAGCCTCATCGATGATAAAGCCGTCAGAGAATATGCCTCGCAGGTTCTGACCGCCCTTTTCACCGCTGAGAAGGCTGATGCGTGCGCCGTTGCCAAAGTCTGCACGCAGCTCGCTCTCGTTAAAACGGGTGCCCGGTATGCTCGATGAAAACTGCTTAAGATAATCCCAGAGCGTTGACTTAGCTTGCCGATAGGTCGGGCAGAGTAGGTGAAAGCGGGGGTTGGGCTTTTTGCTGGTCAGCGCATCGCGGAGAAGATGGTTGATGGCGCAGACCGATTTGCCGAAGCGTCTGTGGGTTATAGCTACAGAATACCTATGCGCAGACCACGCCCGGTGCAGCTCGCGCTGAAGGGCACGGGGGGCATACGGAATCTCGACGTTCAGAGCCATTTTACACCTTGCGTCAGGTACTACACCTGACAGTCAACCGCAGACTTCTGCGGCTTACAGAGCCGCCAGTGACAAACCAGTGACACGACCTCGCTGATTGGGCTTTTCAGCGTCAAAAAAGCATCGAGACTCGCGCGTAGTTGTATGCCGACAATATGCAGATTTCGCGTTGCTCAGCTTGCTTCGTTGACCAAGCTAACCACCGTCCCAGCGTCATCCTCATCCGCTTGACGCGCAGCCACATCGTCAGCGCCATTCGACCAGCTCAAGACAATCGCCCCACTCTGCGCCGTGTCTTCAGCCTTATTGCGCAGCCCTCTTGGCTGCTGCCTCGCATACGTCCACTTCAAGCTATCGACTTGCAATCGCCTGCGCTGCACTTCGGCATTAGCCAGTTGCTTATCAACATTCTCCAAGCCCTGCCTCGACACATCATGTATCTCATCTGCGAGCGTTTCAGCGCCGATAGCTCTGGCCTTCGCGTACATGTCGTAAAGCTCTTCATCGCGCTGTACGGCTTGTAAAACCGTCACACGATGCGGCATATCATCACGCTTGCAGATCGAGTTGAGCGACTTGCCGTCAGCTAACTCATCGCAAATTCTAAGCATGATTTCTTTGCTTAACTTGCCAGCCATCACCTAAATCTCGCTGTTTTCTTTGCTATCCGTTTTGGCTGCTTTGACACAGCCTTGCCCGCTTTCTTAGCCTTACGCTTTGCTCTGGTCGTCGCAGCATACTCCGCTGAACTCAGCGCCTTGATGGCAGCTTCTGGTAGATACCGCTCGCCCGTTTTCTTGCTCGGCTTTCCAGACTTCGTGCGCCACCTCTGGCCTGTCCACTTATCCAAGCTCCGCTGCGATGCTTTCTTCGCCATCAGTCTCGATACCCGCCGCCCTTGGCCTTGTATTGCTTTGCGAGCATCTGCGCTTTGCGAGCTGACCAAACGCCAGCAGGCCCACCTTTACTGCCTGACTTGATCCTATTGAAAAGATTCTTCCGCATCGTCGGCTTCGTATAATTACCAGCCTTGTTGACCGTGCTTTTACGCTTCGCCCTTTTAGTCATCAGCACTTCCACCGCTTACGCGCCTGCCTGATCCGACTGTTGGGATCGTTCCGCGTCTTCGCGCTCGCCTTCTTGAGCTGCCCCAGAGACCTTGCGCAATAACTCTTACGCCGTTTGGCATCCTTGCTCCCAGGCTTGACCTTACCCGTCACAGCCGTTTGCAATTTGCTTCCTGGGTTTGCCTTGCGGTACGCCGCAACGCCTTTCTTAGTCATGCCAGCACCCTTGCTTGCTGGCCGATAGTTTGCGCCCTTACCGCTGGTCGTCCGCGATATAGGCTTGGCCTTCCTAGCCATAGCTACGCTTGCCACGCTTCATAGCCATACGCGAGCCTTTCTTGCCCGCCGCTTTCTTCGCAGCAGCCATCCCCTTTTTGGTGTAAGGAAACTTTTTGGTTTTGCCGCCCTTCATTTTTACGCTTGGCATGAGTGTCTCCAACGAAAAGCCGCCGCGCT